TTCAGCTGTTGTTGGTGGGTTAAAAGTCAAAAGGCACTTTGGTTTAATGGTAGGGTCACTGGTACGATTCCAACCCATTACGAACATGGCCTGTAGCTCACGAATCTCTGTGGCTTCATCAAGAGCCTTTAAGTCATGCGCACGACCCTGCCAACGCTTCTCGTCGCCCATATTGTCTAAGCCGCCGAACTCTAAGAGACGGCCATCATCAAAGCGCCATGCAGATTTTTGGGTGTTGTAGCCGTTCTTATGTCCTACGATCTCCTCGAGACGTTGCACAATGCCGTCTGTCTGTGCTTTTTCACGACGCACGATCAACACGCGCTTATGAACATTGAGTGATAAGCCTGCAATCAAGTCAGTCTTGCCGCCACCTGCCGCACCGCCGTAGCCGATAATGTCAGCTTGCGATAAGTAAGCAGCCATTTGCGGGCCCTCAAGTGGGAACCACACAGGCGCATCTGCAAGGAGCTTGATAATTTCTGCACGTTCATCTTCATCGAGTTCCAATAAATATTGCTCAATCTCTGATTCATCCATTTCGGCAAGAAGAGCAAGGATTTCGTCATCAGTTGTTTTGGTCATACCTTGCCCTTTCTCTGTCTTGCTTCGGTCAAATAATCAGGTTTTTGATTGGCAGTTAATTCCTTTAACTCAGCTATGAGGCGTACTATCTGACTAATAACTTCCTCTTTAACCTTGTTATCTTCTAACAGTTCTATAACTTCATATTTGATCAAAGCTATTCTTTCGGTTCTTATCCCGTTAATTTGATTACTCATATATCACCTGCCTTTTGGCAACACGGGCACTCTTCAAGCTCAGGTGGAATGACCTGATCGTTAGAATCAAATTGCAATTGGCCTAATGCAGACCAATATATTTTGCGTAGCTCGGGCGTGTCTTGCAGGTGAAGAAATGCAAGCTCAAATTGATAGGTGCATGATGTGTTGTGGCTTGGGCCCTCAATCCTCTTGAGCGCTTGCTCTAAATCTTTTAGTTCTAGGTATGTATCTCGATCAGTTGTATCCTTCGCTATTGTTGCAATGGTTTCGAGAGCCGTATCCACCTGTTTTTGCAGGTTTAAGTATTTCATGCTCCATTGGCGGTTTGCTTCTGCTAAGTGGTTTATTTCAAACTCATGTATGCTACTCATCGCCTTTCACCTTCTTTCTAGCCTTCATCAACTTGGCAAGCGCAGAAAGCTTTTTGCTTGATGCCTTGGTATCAGTAAGCGGGTTATCTGGGTCGTTGCTATGTTCTACACGCTCTT